TGCTAAACTTAAAAACATCATGGTTAACATCTGCCACAACATGGTTGATGCAGCTGAGAGATACGGATTCAAGGGCAACTACGTTGTAGGTGCTAACATTGCCGGATTTGAGAAGGTTGTAGATGCTATGACAGCTCAGGGAATCGTTTAAGATTTAAATATATGCCCCGCAAACCGCGTGTTTGCGGGGTTTTTCTTTTTGTCAGAATTGTTTATTAGCAACAGACAATTAAGGAAAAAAACAAGTTGTAATATACAAGTAATACGCAGGTAGTACACAAGTAGTATACAAATTAAAAAATCACAGGGTAAGTGAATATTATTGTATTTTATTGATTTCTTTCAACAATTCTTCCATTGTTTTCTGCGTGTAGATTCCCTTTGTGATATTCTCATTTGAACCGGTCTTGAAGTTCTTTCCGTCTTTGTCGGGAACAACATGGCCCATGATGATCTTTTGGCATACTTCGTTCATATCGGCATTATCTGCAAGCGCAGCGAAAGTATATCGGCCATCGTGCGGTGAATGTTCCATGTTCAGTTTTTTCATAACAGTGTCAAAGTTTCCGTTCGCATAAGTTCCATAAGTAAAGTGATTTCCAAACTTGTTATTGATCAGATATTTCTTATCAGGATTGTATCTGTTGCGGATGAGCGGTAAGATCTTATCGTGAATTGGAATAACTCGGTTATAACCAGCCTCTGTCTTCATTCCACCAATCATATACAGCTTATCCAGGAATACATTATCTGTGGTAATGTTTAGCAACTCAGAAGGACGTAGGCCGGTGTATATGAAGATCAAGACGATATCAACATTATTGACTTCATACAAGTTATCCCATAGCTTCTGGATCTCTTCATCAGAAAATCTTGAGTGAATAGATTCACCCTGTGGTTGGTATTCATATACAAGGTAAGGAGTTGGATTATCATCAACAAGACCTTCCATCAAGGCATATCCATAAACTGCCTTCAGAACCGCACGAAGTGATCCAACGGTAGTCTTACTTTTCATATTCCATTTGTTTAGACATTCCTGAATCTCGGAAGCGCGGAGAGCTGTAATTTTTCTGTGATGCAGATCTTCAAGATGATTAAATGCAATATCATAATTCTTCCAAGTTTTATCGGAAAGGGTTGTTTTCAATGATTTCCTATAATCCTTCCACTTCTCATACAATTCAGCAAATGTAAGAGCCTCGGCATATGAACGATGCTCCTTGATCGGATTGCCGGCATTATATTCTGCAAGATATTTCAATGCAGCTTCACGCTTCTCAAAATAGGCAACGTATTTGAATTTTTGTTTAGCTTCACGGCTATCGTTATCCACTTCAATTCGAGAGATCCTGACGGCAAACTTCTTCCTGCGGTTTCCGCTTAACTTTATAACGGAACCGTATCCATTTGGTAACTTCATAATATCATCCCCCTTAAAAATGAGTATAAAAATAACAGCCAGCGAGGAACGTGTGTTCCGCTTGCGGTGGCCGTCCGAAGATGATACAATATTCTTTGGTAAGACAGTATCTCTTCGGAGTTACTAAAGCACATTGGCGTGTGCTTCCCCAGTTGACCGTTCCTGTTGGCGCAGGAGCGGTTTTTATTTAAGATATAAAGCCATCATCTTTCATCTGGAATATCTTTTTGTGTAGTGTTATCGTTGTCTTGAAACTTCTGGCCATCAAGAAGAACAAAGCTCCGAATATAATAAAGAAAGCACCGATTCCAACAGACGTTGAGAGTCCGGCAAGTCCGAAAGCCAGTAAGACAACTGACATGATCATGGCGATTACACGGCACAATGAGAATGTAGAAATTTTTGTGCGTTTTCCATTTGCTTTTATGATTGAATCTCTGTCCCGATCAAGTACACATCCAGCTTGAACAAGCGAAATGTATTTTTTCTTCTCACTTGATGTCAGCACTTTCTCAAGCTTAGATGGAATCCGTACCTCAGGGATTTCTGCGGCAGATCCACTGAAAGAACTGTTGGAAGATGAACGCGATCCATTTCCACCGATCCCACGATATACATCACCGACTCCCAAGGTTGTCTTGTTATAGACTTTATTGTATGCTGCCTTCTTCGGATCCTTTATCCATCCGACACCTTTCTGCCCGTATCCAGGAGACACGGATTTCTTAACAGCTCTTTTTACTTTTCCAGTTGTCCGAGCTTTAACACTCTTCTTTAAGTTCGGAGTTCTCATTCCTACTTTCATCATTATCACCTTTTCCTTCATGCAGGCATTGCAGCGTTTTGCAGATTGCCTGAATATCATCGTCTGACAGTTTGTCAAAATTGTTCAGCTGGCTCTGTATCGAGCTGATCAGTATATCTTTTGTAGCAGATTTTTCTTCATCAGTTGTCTTTTGAAAGAAAACTGCTGTGATCGTGCTAGTCAGAGAGCCAATCAGACCGATCCCAACAAGCATAAGTACAGTTGCTATGATTCTTCCGGGAATTGTTGATGGCGAAATATCTCCATATCCAACAGTTGTCGCTGTAACAAAACTCCACCAAAAGCCATCTGAAAAGCTCATTCCTTCCGCATAATGGATGGATATTCCACCGATTGCAATACAGATCAGCGTTGCTCCGACCATATACTTAAATCCATTCAAGTCAAAGAAGAACTTTATATGTTTGTAGAGCCTTGCAAATCGCGCAGATGCTTTTGCCAGTTTTAACAGTTTCAGCATCTTGAAAATTTTGAATACCCTGAACACCTTGAACAAAGAGTTAAACGGAATAATTGCAATTAGATCCAGTATGTTATTCCGGAAGAACTCTTTTTTATTTTTAGCAATCAGTAATCGTAACGCATAGTCTGCGATAAATATTGCATTGATCACAAAGTCAATGTCGCGTTGAACTGCGGAACATCCAGTTGTCATGTCACAGATTGCAAAGTAGACAGCTACGATTGCAAGCCCACTGAAAAGGAGATCATACAGAACTGAAAGTCGTTCTTTATGTTTCATAAAATAAATTCTCCTGATTTTAATTGATATAATAAGTATCCCATCTCTGCACAAGAACAAATGTTCGACAAAACCATTGATTTCTAAATTCAAATGTCGTATGATGAAATCAAGGAATTTCGAAGAGTGTTCTTGCTGGGAACGGAGGGACTACATAATGAGCAATGTATCTAAACAACTTATCATAGGAATGGTGAAGAAAATTGACGATTCAGATGAAAAATTTCTTCGCCAGCTCTACACCATCTTAAAAAGACATTTAGAAAGAAGGAAGCATTAGCTTCCTTTTTTTATGTTCTCTCGCAATTTGGCACTGAAATCACGGATTACTTCCTTTGATTTAGGAGACAATTCATGATATGTGTGCATGATTTCCTTAATCAACTTATATAAATCGTTATCACTGTCTTCAAGCAATTCAGATACATAAGCAGCTTCTTCATCTTCTTCAGGAAGTTCTAAGAACATATCACCAGCTCCAGATCGGAGCCATTCCTCATTAACATTGAATGTTTTGCATATAAGAGCTATTGCGGAATCACTTGGAATGCTACGTCCCATTTCATAAGTGGCTACAGTATTACGTTTAACCTTTATTGATTCTGCGAACTCTTGTTGTGTCAGCTTTAGAACTTTTCGAAGTTCTTTAATACGTTCGTTCATTTTGCACCTCCCTTCGCTATGAACATATTATAACACACAGTGCCTGAATGCACAATAGAAAATGTTGAAATAATCAACAAAACAATACTTGACAAAAGTTTTATGTCGACATATAATTGTTTTACAATCAACACGAAAGAGGTGAACAACATGAGTGAAGAACAGAAAAGATTAATTGAAGAAACTGTAGAGAACCTAAAGCATTTAGACAAAGAAAGCCTCCTGGTAGTAAAAGGAAGCGTAGAAGTGCTCAAGGCAAGAGACGCAATGGAGAAAGATGGTCCTGAGAAGAAAGTGGGGTGAGAAGAGATGGATATCTACGAGGAAATTTCATTGTTTGCAAAAAGACAAAGAGATGAAATCAATAAAGAAAAGAAAAAAAGGAAAAAACAAGTATGCATTGATCCGGACTCGATTATAGGAAAGGAAATTATGTATCAAACAGCGTTGCTTCATGAAATTCTACATGAGATTAGAGGAGGCAGAACCTCCCCTAAAGAAATTAATCATTCTCAAATGCAAAGACGGAAGAGTCAAAAAACTCTTTGAGTCGCTGGAATTCGATATCTGTCCATTGATGTGAATGATTATCACGATAGTTGTTTAGCAATTCTTGCATATATGCGTCGAAAAGATGGAAAATGTCTTCTGCTTCTTCACGTTCTAAAACATTGATACAAGAATAGTAGAGAGATTCTGCAGAAGCAAATTTAGATGCGGCAACATTTAAATTCGCAACAGCTACAGAATTATCAATCTTTTCATCAAAGACATAATCATGTGAGTATTGAGCAAACAACATGGCGCGGCGCATTAGAGATTTGAAATTCTCTATAAGAACTAAATCGTCGTTATTCATAATACAACTCCTTTCTTTTGTACTCGGCTCTGGAGGAGCCTGTAAGAAAAGTATAGGAGAAGAAATAGAAAATAGCAAGTGAGGTAAGAAGAGATGGGTAATTGGATTATGGTTGGGCTCGTTTGGATAGCTACAGTTATCGGATGCATTGTAATGAAAAAGATACAACCGGAAGTATTCTGGCTGTATCTAATATATGCTCTTTGTATATGCGTGGCAGTCACAATGATTGCAATAGCTCAGCTATCTGCGGCCTAAGCTGTTCAAGTTGGGAAATAGCAGATTCTAAATCACCATCATGTATTGATGAGTTAATAGTAATGAGAAACAGCAAGAGAGGAGAGAAGAAATGAAAAGAAAAATAGATTGGGCATCGTTTCCAGAACGACACCCGTGGCTTCCGGCAATTATTTCAATTATCGCATTAATTGCTGCATACACCAAAGGATAATACAAGGTAGGTGATAAGAGAATGAGTAAGAGGTATGTCAACTATGATTTCTATGAAAATGGTATTGAAGAAAGTGTGGATGGAGAAAAAGTAAATCAGATTATTGAGGAAATCATAGAAATCATGCGAAAAAACAAAATAACAGTAGGCACTGCACGAACTATTTTGGAAGATACGATTTCCTCAATAACAAAAGACACAGTTATCACATAGAATGTTCCAACATTTTACGAAAGAAATAGAAAATAGTAAGCGAGGCGAGAAGAGATGAATATCTACGAAGCATCTAAGAAAGCATTGCAGGAGAAAAAATGCATGAGAGAAAATCCAACTGCAAGGGTAAAAGTAAAAGTGGAGACAGCAGGGACATGCACATTAATGAAATTAGATGGAAGCCACCCAGTCAAAGGATGGCAACCAACAACGAGAGAGCTACTTTCCGAATCCTGGGAGATTACGGAATGAATTGAGCAAGAGAGGAGAGCGGAGATGCAAAAACAAGAGAACATAGAATTTCCGTTGGGAAGTGTTCCAATCGCGGTTGTATCTAAGATCTATGGGAAGAATCCAATCTGGATCAGAGCAGGAATAATCAATGGATGGCTGCGGATAGGATTTGCTGTTAGAAATGGAGAGAAAATCACAGATGCAAAGGAAATGAACAGCAGAAAAGGAAGAATTAACTACTACATTAATCCGAGGTTGTTATATGAAGAAACCGGGTATCTGTGGGATGGGAAAGAGGGTGTAACGGATGTATATCATTACAGCCAGACACAAAGGACATAAAATCACAAGAAAAGCATTCAGTGACACATAGGCATTTGTGATCATAAATCAGCTGTCGCGTGAGGGATGCACCGAAATAGGAATGAAGGAGGAAAAAAGAAGTGCAACAGAGAGAATTTGCTTTATACAAGAGAAGGTTACTGAGTCTGATCCCGGCAAAATTGCAGGACATTCCGAACAGGGAAGTGAAGATCAAGTTTTTCCGTTCCAGCATGATTGAGCAGATTGAAAAGGAAAAGGACTGGCAGTTCACCGGGGAACAGGCAGCAGAGCTGATTCGGATGGCAATCTATCCGGATCTGAGATCCGAGGAAGAGCGGATGCAGTATGAAGATTTCCTCATGAATGGATTGGACAGAGTTATGTCAGAGAATGAGGAATGAGCCAGAAACGCGGAAGAAGGGAGAAAGACCACATATGGATTATCAGATGGACGAAAACACAGGAACTGGGCTGTTGCTCTGGGACATGGGAAGAAGCGAACGAGTACGCCAGGAAGAAGAACAAAGGAGAATACATCATATTAGAATGAGCCTTTGGAGGACAAGGTTCATCACAGGTATTGGAATGCTTGTTGGACTCTTCTATGCTTCCGGAGCGGTAATCACATATTCCATATCAGTCAAAGCACCGGAGTCAACGCTGGAGCGCGTCCTGATCGGCCTGGCTGTATCAGCAAGCTTCTACGCGCTGAATTCGATCGCAAGGACACTAGAAAAACAGATAAAAAAATAACACTTCCGGAGGTAACGGAAGTGTTGAATGCAAGACTTTTGTCTCGCAGATATTAAAGACATTATTATCTTAACATCTATGGGGCAGGAAGTCAAGAAAAACGGGGATTCTGCCCCATTTTGATACTTGATTAAGATATTAAAGATAGAGGTACACGATGGCAACGAAGAGAGTAACACACACCTTCCGGAAAGGAGACATCCTGGAGGTGAAGGAATATCATGATGGCAGGTATGGAGCAAGGGGACTGCCAAGAGAAAAGAAGAGAAAGCCTACACCGGAGCAGATGGCAGTAGTGAACGCCATGAATAAGGCGGAGACAGCCAGACATAGATTGTTGGAGTACTTTGGAAGGGGGGACTACTTCCTGACGTTGACGTACAGAGTTGAGGCAAGACCTCCGGACATGGCGAAAGCAAAGAAGGATTTCACTAATCTGATAAGCAAGCTAAGGACAAGATACAAGAAAGAACAGATCGAATTGCGCTGGATCCGGAACATTGAGAAGGGAACCAAGGGAGCATGGCACATCCACATGGTCATCACCGGATGCCGGGATACGATCCGCTGGGTGGAGGAATGTTGGCCATATGGTGGAATCTATGCAGAGAAGTTAGAGAAAAGCAAATACTACGAAGAGGATTTCTCGCAGCTTGCATCCTACATCACCAAAAACGAGAAGGTGGGAGAAAAGAGGGAAGACGGAAAGAGGGACAAGCCAAGACTCAGCGAATCCAGTTACAGCACTTCGCGGAACATGCCACTGAAACCAGCAAAGAAGAAAAAACTGGCAAGATGGCCAAAAGAGATCAAACAGAAGACCGGCTATTACATTGCCAAGAGCTATGAAGGAATCAATCCGGCCACTGGGTTCAAGTACCGGAGATACACATTGATCCGGTTGAACAGGAGGATTTGAAGACATGAAGACAGTGAAAGTCTACATAGAGACAACGATCACAGGTCCGTCAAAACCGAAGTATGGAAAATATGCGGCAGCTTTAGCGTTTACAAGGAAAAACGGGAAGACGGAAGACCGATTCCTGCAAGGAAGTGAACAGGAAACAACCTATAACCGCAGCGTACTATTAGCCATGGTTCGGGCAATGCAGAGATTCACAGAGTCATGCCATATCATATTCTACACAGGGAATACATTTATCTGCAATATGGTTCGGGCAGACAATCCGGAAAAGTGGAGACGGGCAGAGTGGAGAAAGTCGGATGGAAAAGACATACAGAACAAGGAACTGTGGCAGTTGTTCCTGGAAGAGAGCAAAGAACACGAGATAGAGATCGTATACGAAAACAACAGTGAGTATAAAAGGACGCTTGAAGCGTACTTACAAGGAGAAGAGGTATAAAAATGTTTGAGAAGTTTGGAGAATTTGATTCTTACGAGGAGATCAACCGTGCGGCCAAAGCACAGTTGGAAGAGGGGGACTTAGAAGCAATCAAAACAATCACAGAAGAGAACGGATTGGATCCGGAAGACGCAGAGGACTTTTGCACCGGTGCAATCGAGGAGCTGACAACACCGAGTCTTGCAGCTATGGGAAAGCTGGAACTGGAAGCAAAAGATCTGAGTCTGACAGGAGCATTGAGAGACTGGACGGATTTTATCGAGCAGTTATGTTTAGAGGATGAAAAGATGGCTCTTGCGGTCAGAAGAAAAGGAAAGTCATTGAAAGACTGTATGGCTCTGATCTTAAAGAATGCATTTAACGACAAAGCACAGTTGGACGACAGGATCACAAAGGCAGCAGGATTGACACCACCGTTGTATATAAGCATACCGGGAAAGGCACAGATCAAAGAGATTGTGAGGGAATATTACCTGGGTAAGAAGAAATGAGAGTATACAAAGGGTTCAACGAAAAAATTCAGGCAAAACACGGAAAAGGGACATTCCAGTACGAGAAAGGGAAGACCTACAAAGAAGAGAAAAGCAAAACAAGATCCACTGGATTCCATGCGGCGGAGTATATCCTGGATTGCCTGCAGTGGTATCCGATCGATGGAAAGAACAAATTCTTCCTGTGCGAAGCTGGCGGGAGTATAGACGAAGAGGATGGATGCTCGATGGTCGTATCTACAGAGCTGACATTATTAAGAGAACTGACGCTTATGGAGATTGCAATGGCGGCAATGGAATATATGATCATCCATCCGAAGAGAACGTGGGAGAAAAGAGAAAGAGGTGCATACGCAGAAAAAGAGCGGTCAAAAGCGATCGGAGAGACAAAGATAGCGATCGCAAGGGGAAAACATCCGGAAGTGAAAGGCGAATACGGAACCGTGATCGGACTGATCGTAGAGGACGAGAAAGGCAAGCCAGTGGCAGCAGGCGTGAGGAATGTTGACGGAATACAAGCGAAAGCGCATCAGATCTATTCCATGACAGAAGAAAGAGAATGGGTGGAGGTGCAGAAATGAAACGAAAAGCGATTGAGTGCGTTGCACCGAAGAAACCGGCAGGAAAAGGACTCACAGCCACGCTACAGGAGTTGGAGAAAATTCTGATCCTAAATATCTATCAGGCGAAGGAACTGCTGGTGCGGTACTGTATCAACTATGAGACAGGGGAACATGAGTACTGGAAAGAGCAGCATGGTTGGAGAAAAGGCGGTATCCTGAATGCACTGAACGAGGACTGGAGAGATTGGGAATGGAGAACATATGACGATTATCCGAAATTGCAGGAGAAAGACGCCAACAGGATCAAAGAATTGATTAAACACAGAGCGTGGAACAACAGCCCGTGGGAGAGAATCAACGAATTGGAACATAGCTATAACAGCGAGATTAGGGAAAGATGTGAAACAAACCGGAAAATGAAACTCATGAACCTAATGAGAAAAGTTCCAGGTCGTCCGAAGAATCTGAGAGAATGGTTCTTTGAACAGGCAGCAGGAGAGGATTACATGTTCCGGAACAGGGAAACGAAAGAATTTGTCTGTACGAACTGCGGGGAATCCAGCTGGCCGGAAGAAATCAAACGACAGGATGGAGAAAAGAAGATCCGGCACAATGATATGGTATTCTGCCCTTCCTGCGGAAAACTGGTGCAGGCAAAGACAAGAACAGACCATATCGAACAGAAATGGAAGAGCTGCTATCTCATCCAGCCGGTAGATGAAGATACAAGCGTGCTTCGGATCATAGAAGCAAAGGTCGGATGGGACAATGGAAGACATTATGTAGAGCTTGGAGATGAAATCAGAATCTTATTGTACAAGGTCTACTCCAACAGAAAATTGAAGAAGACATACATGATCTATTACGAGGACTCCTGGGATGGATGGACAAAAGGAAACCGGAAAAATCTAAGAGCAAGAGAAGGTTACTTGTATCCGGGAGAATTTGGCCAGATATTAGACGGAACCACTTACAGCGAAGCAACAAGAGTCCTGGAGCATTTATCGAAGACGGGAATGGAACTGAACTACAACAGACTTGTGGCAGGGACAGGACAGATGAAAGGATATGCACAGAAGATCGAGTACCTGGCAAAAGGACGCTTTTGGAATCTGCTGAGAGATACGATCGGCTGTACAGACTATCCGGGATATCCGACACAATACTATGGACCACTGGACATGAGAGAGGAAAGCATTGAGGGAATGTTCAGAATCCAAGACCGTCAGAAGATCAACCGGATCCGTGATGAACATGGCGGAAACAGGATGGTCCGCTGGATGCAGTATTCGGACGAGACAGGGCAGAAGATTTCAAAAGAGACAGTGCAGTGGATGATAAAAAATGAGATAGAACCAAGCGGCATCCGGGGACTGGAAAAATATATGAGTCCACAGAAGATCATGAACTACATCGAAAGGCAGAAAAAAGAACAATATGCAGGAATGACGGCAGAAGCTGTTCTTGAAGAATATAAAGACTATCTCAGTATGTGTGAAGCGTGTTGCAAAAATATGGCTGACGAGATGGTCTATCGTCCAAGAGAGTTAAAACGCAGACATGATGAAGTTGTTATAGACCGGCAGCAGATACAGATTTTGAAAGAACTGGAAAACAATGCAGAGGGAAAAGAAGCATATGCACAGGAGATGCGGCAGAAGTTTCCGGAAGCAGAAGGGATCCTGAAAGAGATCAAGAGCCGATATGAGTACGAAGATGAAGAGTATAAGATCATTGTACCGAACACATTAGTGGATATCGTGAAAGAAGGACGTGCACTGCATCATTGTGCCGGCAGCAGTGAACGATATTTTGACAGGATCGAGAGCAGAGAGACATATATCTGTTTCCTGCGAAGACAGGAAACACCGGGAATCCCATTCTACACGATTGAAGTAGAGCCGGGAGGCACAATCAGACAGCACAGAAGCTATTATGACGAAGAACCGGGAATCGAGGAAATCCGGGTATTCCTGAAAGAATGGCAGAAGGCAATCAGGAAACGTCTGACAGAGGAAGATAAGAAGTTGGCAAAGATCAGCAAGATCAAGAGAGAAGCCAATATTGCAGAGCTGGAAGAGAAAAAGAATATAAGAGTCCTTCAGGGATTGGCGGAAGATTTCCTTGAAGCAGAAGAGATAGAAAAAGAACTGGAGGCGGTTTGATGGAATTAGTACAGTACCAGGATTATGAGGAATACAAAAAGGCAATGAATACCGTTCTGAACAGAACAGTGGAAGATTTTGTTATGACAGGATATTTGCTGAAACAGGGAAGAGATACGGATATCTTAAAGAATTCAGGATACAACAGTGTAAACGAATTCGCCTGGGCGGAATACAAGCTTGAAGCTACACAGGTATCAAGATACATCAGAATCAATGACAGATTCTCGGAGGGTGGTTACTCTCCGAGACTGCAGGAGCATTACAAAGGATTTGGCTATGCGAAGCTGGCACTGATGCTGACGCTTCCGGAAAGCGTAGCAGAAGAGCTGACACCGGCATACAGCAAGTCAGAGATCCAGGCGGTCAAAGAAGAGATAGAAAGCGAAGAGAAGATCACAGATATCGAAGTCATTTTGGAAGGCGAGAAAGAAGAACAGAAAGAACTCGACAATCTGGAAAAGGCAATCCATCAGATCTGCATGGATGAACCGGAACTGTATCTAAAACTGCATGAGGCAGTCAGAACAAGTATAGGAACAGGACGGATCAAAGAGGTGTTAGCACCGGACGGGGACAAACTTTACAGCGTAAGACCACAAGGCTGCGGAAGAATTATGCTCTATCTGAACGATGAGAAGGACGAGGTCATATTACAGGTAGTAAGACAAGGACTGAAAGAAAAGTTTGCCTGGGAGAATATTTTAAGTTATCTCGTCCTGATCACAGAAGAGGAAGACGCAAAACAGAACTGGGAGGAGCTCTACGGACAGAAATATCCGGAAGAAGAACAGATTGCACCAGTGCAACCGAAGAAAGAGAAAAGAAAAGAGTCGAAGGTAGTAAAGGCGAAGCCGCCAAAACCAAAAAAACCGGAGAAACAGGAGACAGAGAAACCACTAGAGCTTCCAAACGACATTCCGGGACAGACAGAGATTGAGAAAGATTTTCCGGAAATGCTTCCGGAAGCAGGGGAAACACCGGAAATACGGAGCGATTTTATCAGAGCGGGACAGCACGAAGAGGAAAATTACACCAGTGCAATGCCGGAACCTGTGAAGATTGTGAAAAAGCCTGTGGATAATTCAGAGCAGATGGAAGAAAATGCGAGAAACACAGAAACGGGAGCCAATTCAGAACCGGTGGATAAGTCCGAAGAAGAACAGAATCCGGCCGGCAGCAGATGGGAATACATGAAGACAATGGAATCATACAAGATGGCACTGTACATGGCAGCGTCCGTGAAAGAGATGCCTCACATGATGTTGAACTCGGCAGAGTATTGGAAGAAATGGTTAGAAGAAGAGGTGGATGAAAATGGAGAAGAACTCAGTAAATAACAAAATAATCCATAGCTTTCGAGAGGTGGACTTATCAGCGATAGCGATACCATCAATTGCAATTTATAAGCACCCGCGGGATATACCGGATAAATATGTTGCGAGAGTCTATGCTTGCAGCAGTCCGACGAACATTATCATGCTGGCAGATTCCGCAGAAGAGCTGAGAAAAGACATTGAAGGAGTATGCGAACCGTGCATATGGTTTGATCGAATGCAAGGAGATCCGAAAAACTTAGTTGGGGTGTATATCTTATGAGCATCGATTATTCAGACATGGCATTTCCGAAATTAGCCTGCAAGAAAAAAAGGAAATCACATAAAAAGAGCATCCTCAAGAGTAGAAAGGGAGTCTGCTATCTCTGTTTGATACTCTATGACGATCCTTCCAAGAAGTACACAGAGGAACATCATATCATGTTCGGATCCGGACAGCGCGAACTATCTGAGGCAGATGGACTCAAGGTAGATCTGTGTCGGAATCATCACAAAGAAGGACCGGAAGCGGTCCACAATAACCGAGAAATGCGGGAACTACTCTGCAGAATAGCACAGACAGAATATGAGCAGACACATACGAGAGAAGAGTGGATGGCGAGATATAAGAAAAATTATTTATAGTTACCTCCGCTGAATGGCGTGGAGATAACAAAGACTTCCTCCCTGGATGCGGCAGGGAGGAGAAAGGAGCAGACAAGTGCCAAAAAGACAGAAATCAACAGCTTGGAAAAGCGAATTAGCTGAGATAAATGCAAAAGCAAGACAGGAAGGAATGAGTTATGGACAGTATGTGGGATTAATGTACTGCGAAGAAAGAGATGAAATGGAAAGAAGGAGAAGATATGACAGAAAGAGACGCGAGAGATTTGGTTGATTGGCTGGATCAGGCAGAAGAGGAAACAAAAGCAACAATTGCAGAGCATGAAAGAATCGATCCTTTTTATGACGGAGTGCTTTCAACGGTCCAGACAGTCCGTGAATATATCAAGAAAATGCGTAAGGTGGATGAAGCAGAAGGAGAGAAACAGATGAAAGAGATTATAACAGATAGCAAGTTTGAGCATATCGAAGAAATTAAGCCGTTTTTCTGGTGGACAGGAAGTTTGAGCATAGAGCAGGCAATCACACACTTGACAAAGCGGTACGATGAAGAGGAAGCACACAAACTGTTGGATGAAAAGTTAGAATTTGTGTCTGGCTACATGAGGAACAATCACGGAGCTGTCGAGCAGTACGGAATCTACCTCATTCCGGAATTCATGCTTGGATATGATGACATAGAGATTGTGATTGTAGCGGCATCCGAAAACGAGCGGGCTACGGTGGTATTCTCGGACATTCCGGTAGTTAAGCGAGGAAAAAGAGATGAAGAATAAATATTCTAAAAAGCAATTAGAAGAATTGTATAACTGCGAGATTTTCAAAGATACTGGTCTTGATAGCTGTACAAAGTTTTGGGTAGCGCAAGGTTTACCATTCACGGAAGATGGTGAAGATATATTGTTTACATACGCTGACGGATGGAATTTAAATGAGCTGCATGAAAATATCAGAGAAGAAATCAGAAAAAGTGTAATTGTGTTTGAAGGAGAAGAATGACAAGAGAAGAGAAAGAGAATCAAGCACAGCTTGAGTGGCTGCGGAAATGGAAAGAACGACGGAAGGAAAAAAGAGACGTGAGAAAAAAGTCACTGTTTTATAAGATTCTAAGGAAACTTGGAATTATAAAGGACTATGAGGAAGACATAAGAACAAGAATGGAGATGTGCGAAAGAGCAATAAAAGCAAATGTATGTCCTGAAGATTGTGATATTTGTGCATGGGATGTGAAAGGAGGGATTGATTACAATGGTTATATTACGATCAGTAGGAACAATAGGAAACCGTCTGAAGTATCTAAGAAAAATCAGAGGACTGACAAGAGAAGAGGCAGCAGTCAAGTTAGACATGAAGGAGGAAAGACTACAAGATCTTGAAACAGGAAGGAAAGGGCTGACGCTAGGAGAAGCAATCAAATATGCAGATACATATAATGTGTCCATAGATTATATAGCAGGGAGAAAGAAAGTTGAATATTGAAGATGCAATCAGAATCATTAAGGGGTTGGATACATCCAACAGTGAAGAAAACATCGAAGCAAAGAAAATGGCGGTTAAAGCATTAGAGGAGCAGAGACAAAAGAAAATTGAAACATGGAACGGACAAGCATCATGCCCACGCTGCAAATTTTGTGGGCAGGCTCTTGATTGGAGTGATGAACAGTGAAAAGAAGTACAGACACACGCTGGAGTCCTGCAGAGATCCAGCAGAACCAAAAAGAACATTATGCTGCTATGGCAGAACATCCGCCGGATCGGAAGGCAAGCGAGAAGTTTCACCGGCCGGCATACCAAGCAGGCAATCTGATCGAAGCGCAGGGGCAGCAGTTGTGGCATGGAGATGTAGCAGAATACTTGGCGAGAAAGTACAAGATAGGAGATGATGCCAATGGAGAAGAGACTGGAAGAGAACAATGTAAAAAACGAGAACGACAGGAAGAAAACCTATCTCAGGGCATACAGAAAACATGGGAAGAGAATCAAGAGGATCGAATTAGAGATTGAAGAGATCAGGAACATGAAGATGTATCCTTCATCGAATAATGATGGGATGCCACATGGATCCAATCAAAGCGATCTAAGTTCTTACGCGGCAGCTCTTCAGGAAAGAGAGGACAAGCTGTATCAAGAGGGAGTAAAGCAGGTACAGACCTATAAGGACATAGAATACAGAATTAATGAGTTAGATGATCAGGACGAAAGAGATGTTATGTTCTACAGGTATATCAAAGGATTTGAGTGGTGGCAGATAGCACAACTCATGGAATACAGTGAGAGCTGGATCTACGAGTTACATGGGAGAGCACTGAAAAAGATTCAAATTAATTAAAGAGTGGAGTTCACTGGAGTTTTGCTCATGCTAATATGGTATTGTCGAAAGACGGACAGATACTTCTACAATACTCCTTGGAAAAGACACCTGAATGCCAGCGGGTGTCTTTTGTGCGTGAGGGAAAGAAAATGACAGACAGAGAAGCAAAAGCATTTTACAATGCAGCGGCATGGAAACATAAGAGGATGCAGATTCTTGAGAGAGATCACTATGAGTGCCAGGACTGCAGAAAGAGATTAAAGGATGCAGTGGCAGCGGGCCGCATCCTGCAAGGAGAAGACAGAAAGATCAGAAGAGCTGAAGAGGTGCATCATATTGTTGAACTAAAAGAGCATCCGGAGCTAGGGTTGGAAGATGACAACCTGATCAGTCTATGTGTGAAGTGTCACAATCTGCGACATGGAAGGACTCCAAGAAGATTCCAAAGAAAGAAGAAGCTTGCGAGCAAAGAAAGATGGTAGCTACACTGAGGACAGACATAGCTTAGGAGGAGACAAGCGGACGGTGCAAGCCGTCGCATGTGCGGTTCGAGTCCGCAGCTGTCCTCAATTTTTAAATAGACCCCCCGGTAAATTCTCAGCGATTTTTCCTAAGTGAAGAACGGGGATGTAGCCATGACTCTGGAGAAATTTTAAAATCTCGCGTGAAAAGGGCAGGGGGTCAAATTTCAGGGACTCACTATAAGAAGGAAAGTTTTCAGATAACTTCAAAAAAGGCTTAAAAAGAGCGAAAAAAGAAGTGAAAAATTGATAAAAATGGCATGATTTGAGTGAAAAAGGTGGTGAAAAGATTGACTCAGAGGAAGAAAACACTGACACAGACGGAGATAAAAGAATCGTTAGTAAAGCAGTTGAAGTTGCGTGGAATGAACGCAGAATTCTATAAGGATTTAGTTGATGATTATGTATATTATTGGTCATTGAAAAAGAAACTGATTGCAGATATTAGGAAAAAAGGAATCCGGTATGAGACCATCAATGGGAATGGTGTCAGCGTAGAAAAAGCGAATGAATCTGTGGTCAATCTGCAGAAGACTACAGCAACCATGTTAAAGATTCTTGCAGACCTGAAACTGAAAGAACCAATTCCGGAACCGGAGCAACCGACTGATGGTTACTTGTAAGGAAATTGACGACTATCTCAAATATGCCGAAGAGCATCCGAAATGGATAAATAAAAAGAGAAAATTACTGATAGAAAACATCGTGAAGCCGACATTGAAGCGAAACGATGTTTTTTTTGATGAAAAAACATATAGGAACTGTCTACAGTACTGCAAAACAAATTACTACGAACTATTTCCATTCCAAAAGTTCATTTATGCGTTTGCATTTATGTATGTAAATGACATTCCAGTATTTTCAAAGTTCTTCATCAAGGAAGGACGTGGAAATGGCAAAGATGGATTCATCGTGCCGCTGGTAAATTTCTTTCAGACTCCGCTCTACGGAGTGAAAAATTATCATGTTGAAATTGTGGCGAACTCAGAGAGCCAGGTTAAGGACACATTCAAGGTAGCTTATGACATGCTACATGATAATACAAAATTCAAGGGAAAGTTTTCGGTCACAAAGGAACTTATCACGAACCTGGCAACAGGATCGGAGATGAAATACAACACTTCGAACGCAAAGACCAAGGATGGTAAGCGAACAGGATGTCTTGTCCTGAACGAAATCCATGCCTACGAGAACTATGACCAGATCAATGTATTTGAATCCTCTTTTGGTAAGGTCAAGCATTCGAGAGAGTTTATTATCACAACAGATGGCTATGTCAGAGACGGTCCGCTGGATGAAATTTCGGCAATGTGTGCAGAAATCTTGGAGACGGGAGAGAATCTGCTAGGGTACTTTCCTTTTATTTGCGAGATTGATGACATGAAGGAAGTTGATGATCCGGAGGCATGGCATAAGGCGAATCCGTCGATGGAATATATGCCGATTCTTGCGAATCAGATCATGCATGATTATCTGGAAATGAAGAAGATTCCGTCAAAGCGTGCTGAATTTATTACAAAACGAATGGACAGATCGGCACGAAAGGAAGAGGAGACGGTCACAACATGGCAAAATGTCCTGAGAGCATGTTATGAAGGCGAGACAATGGAAGAACTGGAACGAAAGATTCCGCGGATAACATTGGACACGCGAGGACAGGCAGCAGTGATCGGCATTGACTATGCGGATGTGCGCGACTTCGCGTCTGCAGGTATTCTGACCAAGACAGATGATGGAGAATGGATATGGAGACAACACACATGGATCTGTGCAGACTCTCCGTTTATTGATTCCATTAAATTTCCATTGCGAAATGCTGGACAAGCAGAATTTGAGGACTTTGAAGTTGTTCCTGGACCAGTAATTGACGTGAATCTAATTGTTGATTGGTGCATGGAGCAGATGCGAAGCTACGAAGTTAAGAAAATCGCAATGGACACATATAGATACACCTTGTTCAAGCAAGCCTTTGAGGAAAGAGGACTCACGATTGAAGACAAGAAGAATCCGCATGGCATTGTCAGACTGATTCGAAAGATAACATCAGCCACTGGGATCATCGCACCGTTCATCCAGTCCATGTTCTCACAGGGGATGATCAACTTCGGACCATCAGCAATCATGCGGTGGTACACGAATAACACAAGCGTGAGCGAGGATAAGTTTGGAAATAAAAATTTCGGCAAGATAGAACCGAAATTGAGAAAAAATGATGGATTTATGGCTTTTGATGTGGCTATGTTCTGCAAGGATGAGCTGGAAGTTCAGATAATCTATGTTTAATAGGAGAAAGAGAAAATGTTTGATTTTTTATTTCAAGACAGAAATAAAGAGATACAGTCTTTAGCAGAAATCATTGCAATTGACATGGAAAAGCTGAATCTTTCAAAGCTTGCCATCGAGAAAGCAATTACGATGATCGCCAAGGCAATAGCGAAGTCTGACATACTGATCCAGACGGAGAGCAAAGAAAAAAATAAGAAAGAATACAGGCTAAATGTACAGCCAAATGACCATGAATGCGGAACAGTGTTCTGGACGGAAGTGGTTAAGCAGCTACTAACAGAACAAGAAGCTCTGATTATTCCGCTAAATAGTAAATATTACAGAGCAACATCATGGTCACACACAAATGAAGTGATGCTGAAGCGGAATTACAAAGATGTGACGTTAAGCTGCGGAGGTGAAAATCTTACAATTTTCAGCACATTTCAATCCGATGAAGTGATTCATCTAAGATATGACAATGCAAGGATACGACTGTATTTGCAGAATGTAGTAGGGCAATTTGATAAGACGATGGATTCCATTAATGCAATGATGCAGCTGTCCAGCCAACCAAGATTCAAACTGAAGCTTGGAACGAATGCATTATCATTCAGAGAAAAGCAGGCAGACGGTACAGACAAGGTAATGACAAGAGATCAGTATGTTTTAAAAATTAAAAAACTACTGACGTCAGATGCCCTTGAAGTTTTGACAGAACAAGAGAATGCATCCGTGGAACAGCTGCAAATAAATACAACAGTGAAAGCCGAAGAACTGGCAAAGATGGCTTTACAGATCAATAACGAGGTGGCAAATGCTTTTGACATTCCGGAGGCTGTATTTAATGGCAATATCACAGAAAAATCAGATGCAACAAATGAATTTATCACATATGCTGTCAGTCCAGTAGCGGAAGTGATAAATGATACTTTGACAGCTTATGTTGTCGGAGAGAATGATTACTGCAGCAAAAACGAGAAAGTCATGGTATGGCTTGCACGCTTTAAACATGTTGATGTTGTGGACAGTGCAGTAAATCTTGATAAACTCAGAGGAATTGGATTCCATCTCGATGAAATCAGAGGGATGGTCGGATATCCGTTACTCAATACAGAATTCAGTACAGAGCGAGCTCTGACAAAGAATTACGGAGGGGAGGGAAATAGTAATGCGGCACAAGAAACCTGATTCATAGGAGGTGATCCAATTATCTCGGAGCTGTCCGTTAAACAGTAATAACAGGGAAAGGAAAAGAACATGGAACAGAAAAAAGTTGTGTATAGATTCCAGCAGACGGATAACGTGCATGAGATTTTCGTTTTTGATGAGATTAGAAAAATCGGTCCGTTCAATTGGGATACATGGCAGTATGACGACTCTGAGACATCAGCCAAGCATTTCAAGGAACTTCTGGATGCCATTCCAGAAACAGATGAGATTAAGATCTATTTCAACAGCAATGGTGGAAGTGTGGACCAGGGGACAGCCATTTACAACATGCTTCAACAGCATGGATCCTATAAGACGGGGATTGTAATGGGCGGATGTCATTCTATCGCATTTACAATTTTGCAGGCGTGTGATAAGCGTATCATGGGACAGGGAACAACAGCCGTTATTCATGATATGTGGGAGACAGTTACAGGAAATGCAGCAGATCTGAGGGCAGAAGCAGACAATCTGGATGTAGCAATGGACAGTTGTGTGGCTCTGTTCATGCAGCGGGCTACGGTTTCAGAAGAAGAGCTCCGGGAGATGATGCATAAGACTACAACCTTATCTCCACAGAAGGCTCTGGAGTATGGCTTGATTGATGAGATTGGCGTTGCGCAGAAGGTGGAAGATCCGGATATGAAACTGCAGGAGGTAATCAAAGAAAACAAGGCACTTCAGATGGAACTGAAAAGCAGAAATGAGCATCAGAAGCAGTTAGCTGAGTTCTATCAGCTGACTCATAAGAAAAAAGAAAAGACGGAAGAAAAGGATAGCACCGGTTGGGGTGCATTTTTTGGTTAGGAGGAAATAAAGAATGAGGATTGAAGATTTAAGCCAGGAAGTAAAAGACAAAGTAAAACAGCTTCTGGACAATGCACCGGCAGATCAGAAAGCAGAAGCAATTATGCAGTCGATTGAAATGATCGATGAAGCAATGCACGCCGATCTGATTCAGCAGGTAGTAGCAGAGGCAGAAAGAGCAAGCAGAGATGCAGATTACAAGAGACAGCTTGGACTCCGTAACCTGTCTCAGAAAGAAAAGAAATTCTACGAGAACTTTAAGGACATCAAGCAGGCGTTCACAGCAAACCAGATCGACATCATTCCGACAGAGATCATTGATCGTACACTGGATGATGTTAAGAAAGCATCACCAATCCTGAAGCTCGTAAACATGGCACCGGCTAATGTTAAGAAATGGATTGTGGCATCTCATTCAGGCGCAGCGGTTTGGGGTCCTCTTACGGACGCTATCAAAGGCGAACTTTCAGCAGAGGTAACAGCTCTGAATATTGACCTTCACAAGCTCACAGCTTACCTTGTTATTCCAAAATCAATCAGAGAGCTGTCGATGGAATTCGTTGACAGATATTTCATGGCTATTCTGTCTGAGGCCATGCAGGACGGACTTGTAAAAGGATACCTCGATGGAGATGGAAAGACAGGTCCAATCGGAATCTTCCGTCAGATTGGAACAGTAGAGTCAGCCGGAACCAATAAAGCAAAAACTGTTCTCACTACGGTTACAAAATTCTCTCCGAAGGGACTTGCACCTATTAGAAAAACGCTTACCAATGATGGAAAACGTACAGTTGATAAGTTATATCTTATCTGCAATCCGTCAGACGAAGCAGAATATGTGGATCCATGCATGTATGGAGAGGCTCTGACAGGCGGCTATGTCAACAAGTCATTCATTGACATCGAAAAAATTGTTGATGCTAACTGTCCGAAAGGAAAGGCTGCATTTACAATCGCCGGATACTATACAATGGGAACAGCAGGAGTTCGCGTTGATGAGTATGATCAGACAAAAGCGATTGAGGATGCAGATCTTATCGTGGCAAAATGCCACGCAAACGGTCGGGCAGTTGATGACAACGTTGCAGTTGTCTTTGATGTTACAAAGCTTGAAGAGTACGTTCTTCCAGTAAATCAGGTAACAGTGCCGAAACAGGCCTAAGCTAGAGCAGGAGGCGGGACATGAATGAAAAAGAACTTGCCAGTCTTGTAGAAGAAATGCGGGAAGAGTTCCAGATCCCGCCATACTACGAGGACAAGCAACTTGCAAATTTGGCAAAAGAAGGTGAACACGCAGTTGGGAGATTGAATCCCGGCTGCAGTATCACAGAAGACTTGACCTATCGAATGCTATTAAAAAATTATATGTATTATGCTTACCATCACAGAGTCAGTGAGTTCATGGACAATTATTCCAGTATGATCTTGACCTGGCAGATGGAGACGGAGGTGGATGCAGATGGCAATGCCTGAGTATACAGATGGAGTCTTAGAACTGTACGAGATGACAAATGACGAGTCAGAAGACTATCCGGAGGAGAGACTCAAGTACACTGGATTGCACATTTGGTATCGCGAGCTTGCAGTGTATGATACGACAAGAGCCAAACTGTCAGCGGACAGTGTTGAGGTTACTTATAAGCTTGCGATACCGCAGTATAAGAAAATTAACAGTAAATGCATCTGCATTATCGATGGGGAACAGCATGAAATCTATAATATTGCTCATACAACTACAAAAGATGGATTTAAGGAGTCGGAGCTGACATTGAAGACACCGGCATATGAAAGAGAGGTAATCGATGACACAGAAAGAACTGAGTGAGATCTTGCACGATAGTGGCTGCCCTGTGAATGAGGGAGTCAGTAGTCTCAAAAATGAAAAGGTATTCCCGAGAATTGATTACTGGGAGATTATGTGGGAAGACACAATGGCATCCGGAGATGATTATGAGAACGAGATTACATGGCAGATTAGTTTTTATGCTAGAAAGCCACGCAATCCGAAACTGATCGCACTGAAAAACCGTCTGAATGAGCTTGGCTACCATCCGACTATTGCTCACGAATACGTGACAGAAGACCGTGTATGGCATTCTTACTTCTCAATTACAACTGATGGAGTGATTGGATGAACAGCGAGATTACATTTTACGATGGAGGGCTTGAAGACTTCGAGGAGCTGTTGAAACAGTATTCCGAGAACGTAAGCCCGGACAAAGCACTTGACGCAGTGGAAGAGGGGGCAAAGGAGTTCGTAAATGATCTCCTGAGACTCCCAAAACCACGAAGTCAGATCACAAAGGCAGGGTACACGCATATCGTGAGTGCATTCGCACTGGAAAGAACTGACAGCGGAATTAAGGTTGGATGGGGAAAGTACTATGGTCCGATGCTTGAGCATGGAACCAGGAAGATGGCAGCAAGGGCACACTTGAAGCCACTCTTTGAAAGAAACAAGGAAAAATACTACAAGAAGATGACAGAGAGCATCTTCGGTTAGGAGGTTGACTAATGTCTATTAATACAAAAAAGCCGGCTATGAAACAGACAGTCGGAGCACAGTACATGTGTTTTGCTGATGAAACAGAGGGCAAAGAGTACGATGGCACTTACGAGGATGATGTTGAGAAGACAGAAGTTGTTAAGAGCGTAAAGGTAACTGAGAACTCTGAGACAAGTGATGTGTATGCATCCGGAAAAATCTATGATTCAGATTCACCGATGTCCAGCATCGACATTGAGGTATCTGTGATCGCATTCCCGGACGATACAATATCCAAAATGCGCGGAGAGACAAAAGGAACAGGAGGACTTATCCTTGCCGGTGGAAAGAGCGAAAGACCATTCTTCGCTTATGGCAAGGTTGTGAAACTGAAAAACGGAAAATCTCGTTATGAGTGGTTTCCAAAATGCAAGCTTGTTGAAAACTCCGATGATATTGCAACATCTGAGGAAAAAGCAAGTGAGCAGACAGACACGATCAAGATTAGAGCATATCCGTTTGATGCAGCAGGAAATATCGTGAGCAAGGTCACAGAGTCCACGGCACCGGCGGGACTTACAGAAGAGAAGTTCTTCGCTAAGCCGATTCTGACGGATGCAGACCTTACAACAGCAGTAGGAGCGTGATCACATGAAATCCAAGCTGATTAAGTTAACAGACGGATCAAAACTGGAAGTAAAAGTTAGTTTTTACACTTTATATCTGGTAAAAATGAATGGAATTGACAAAAAACTGGACGGAAGAACAGAAGAAGATCTGACTGAAGAGGAGGATGTCGAACTTGCAGGCAAACTGATCTACGTGATTCTTCGGTCGAACGGTCTCAAAGTAGACGAGGAAGAGGCAATGATGCTGACTCCGATGGATGCCGACAGCATCCGTGAGATTTTCGAGGAGTTTGAAAAAAGACTCAACGAATATAAAAAAAAAGAACAGGCGAAGAAGTCTGTTGCTCCGAGGGCGAAGAAGTCAGCGAGGCAATAGACATCGACTGGGCAGAATACATGGTGTGTGCAAGAAAGATGGGAATGAGTGAAGATGAATTTTGGAACTCAGATCCTGTCTTTTTTAATGAATGCCTGGAAGTATTCACAGAACTAGAAAAACGAAAGGGAGGTACTTTAATTGGCTAGTAATGACGGATTGAAAACTGTCGGTTTGACCTTCAAAGCAGATGGAGCGGTTGACTTTAGAAAATCACTGACAAATGTAAACAATGCGGTCAATGAGAACAGGTCAGCATTTAAACTTGCAAAGTCTGAATGGGATAAAAGTACATCGTCAGCCGATAAACTGAGAGCGACGCAGGAATATCTACAGAATCAGACAGAAGCGTATACGCAGAAAGTCGATAGGCTGACAGAAATCTTGAAAGCACAGGAGAATGCACAAGTGCGAGACGAAGCTGCTATCTCCAAAACAAGGCAGCAGCTGGA